CCATTAACTATGCGTCCATTGTTCAGGGACAGGATCAGCACCTGGCTAGGCTGAAGCAGATCAACGAAGAGTACGTCAAAGGTCAAAGCCTAGCAGAGCTCTACGCTCAGAAAGCGGCAGCAACAGGAATCCAGGGTCCGGCTGGCAGCATTGCCAGGGCAGGTATCGACTCATCGATCCAGGGTCAGATCTTTAGCGGAAAGCCGACTACCTCTGTGATTTCGGCAGAGGTCGGCGGGCCTAGCTCAGAACTGACACGCATGGCTGAGGAGAATGCTCAGCTTCAGGCGTGGTACGACCAGCGGATAGCGATGTACCAGCAGTACCGCGAGCTTGAGGTGGAGAATGCTGCTCAATATGACGAGACAATTCGTCAGCTCGAGCAACAGCGTGCCGCCGACACCATGAGGAACGAGCAGGCAATGAGCATGGCTAGAATCGCCATCGCTCAGGACATGTTCAGCGACCTGACCAGTGTTGTTGGAACGTTTGCAGGAGAGCAGTCTTCTGCCTACAAGGCGATGTTTGCTGTCTCGAAGGCCGTGGCAATCGCTCAGGCCTTGATCAATGCCCCGAAAACAGCGAGTGATGCCTACTCAGCAATGGCTGGAATCCCAATTGTCGGACCTGCGCTCGGCATTGCGGCCGCAGGCGCTGCCCTCACTGCGCAGATGGCCCAGGTTGCATCGATTCGCTCTGTTAGCCTCCCGGGCTTCGCCACTGGCGGTTACGTCTCCGGCGCCGGTACCGGCACCTCCGACAGCATCATGGCCAGGCTCAGCGACGGCGAGTTCGTAGTGAACGCCGCAGCGACCAAGCGTAACCGGGCGCTGCTGGAGGCGATCAACTCGAATGAGCGGGTATCGGTGGCCAGTCAAGGCGGGTCAGTGGCTGTTTCGCAATCTTCTGGACAGGGCGGTAGTCAGCAGGCTAACCAAGTGATTCACCAGGTCACAATCGAGAACTACAGCCAGAGTCAGGTCCAGACCAGCACAGACCCTGACGGGCGCCTGAGGGTGATCGTGCAGGCGGTCAAGGATCAGATAGCTGACGAGCTTGCCACAGGGTACGGCCCAGTCGTGGATGCGGGCGAGGCAGCATATGGGTGGAAGAGGAATCCATACTGATTATTTCTGAGTGGCATATGGCCATTTCAGATGGTTAGACTGGAAAATCCTTCATTGAGGTTTTCACATGGAACAGGAATCTTCAAAGCTTTCCCCTCTAGAGCCAATTTCGGACAACATTGACCGGGATTGGCTGCTGCAGCACCTGGTGACTCATGCCAACCGCACGCAGGATTTCACTATCCCTATAACCCTTTGGGTTGGTGGAGGCCTGATTTCCGGCATGCTTGTTTCCGGTAGTAAGTTCTTTGACGCCTACACAGAGGAAATTGTGAAAGGCGTCAAAGAAGAAGGCAAAGACGCCACGCGGAAATTCTTCCGTGAGATGGCAGGCTCTTACTACGAGCCCTCCGATAGCCCAGCGCATAACACGGCATTCATTCATCTGCTTGATGCGAAGTTCTGGAGCCCGTCCGGACAGATCCCATCGTCAAAGCATAATGGTCCTGCATGGCGCGGGCGAATTAGCCAAATCACCGGCTACAGCCTTGGCCAGCTGATGACCAGGGAGTAAACAGAAGCCCCGTTAACTCGGGGCTTTTTTATGGGCGCCATTCGGCGCAGGGCCGCAGTAAATCTCACCCAAGAGCAAGCTATGACCACTGAAACCGAAGAGGCCGAGGACGGGCCGGGCGCAGCTGTGCCCGAGCCTGTCGCACCGCCTGACGAGAAAGAGCTTCTGCAGCAAAGGCGAATGGCACGCATCGAGGAAGCGCTGGGCCTCAGCCCTCTCACCTAAAACGAACCTCAGCTGAGGAATGGCAATGATTCAATACCCGGCAGAATTGCCACTTCCTCTGCAGGAGGGGTATGGCCTGAGCACGGTTGATCCGATGCGAGCAACGCAGATGGTCACGGGGCGGACACGGTACCGGGTTCGGCACCGCTACGTCCCGACCGAGGCGCGGTTCAACTTCAACTTCAGCCAGGCCGAGGCAGGCCTATTTGAGGCGTGGTATGCGAGGACCATCAACAACGGGAAGGAGTGGTTCGAGATCCAGCTGCAGACGCCGGCCGGGTTCACGACCTACGAGGCCCACTTCAAGAGCATTCCTGCAGGGCCCGACCTGACGCAGATAACCCGATGGCGGTACTCGGCGGTAGTGCAGCTCAAAGAGCGGCCAATGATCCCGGATGGATGGGAGCAGTTCCCTCAGTACTGGCTGAACAAGAACGTGATCGACCTCGCCATGAATAAGGAGTGGCCTGAAGCATGAGCATGATCGAGGAGTGCTACGCCTCGGGCAGAGGCGAGCTGGTAGACACCATTGAGGCACGGGAGGAGGGCGGCACTGTCTCTCACCTCTACTGCTCTGGCTGGGAAGACCGGGTGTGCACCACCGAGGACGGCCGCACGCTCACCTTCATCGCGATGGCCATGGACCTGGCCCTGCCGAAGAACGACAACAGCGCGTTCCAGCACTTGGTGCTTGGTCTCGACAATGTTACCGGTGAGGTGCAGGAGGTGGTTGAGGCGGCCAAGGCAGCCGACAAGCGCTTCATCGTCACGTTCCGGCGCTACCTGGCCGAAGATCTGTCGTTCCCGCAAGAGCGGTACCGCATGACGCTGCTCAGTCGTGAATATGAAGGCGACGCGGCCAAACTCACCGCTGGCTTCTTCGACCTGCTCAACACCAACGGTCTGCGCACCGTCCTGACCACCACCTTGGCACCTGGCCTGAAGTACATCTGACCATGATCGATAAATTCATGCGCGCCCCGTATCGCGAGGGTGCACGGGGGCCTATTGCCTTCGATTGCTGGGGGCTGTGTCGGGCGATCCGTCACGAACTATTCGGTCTGGATTTGCTGCCATCCCTGGGCGGCGTTGGCAAGGACAAGATTCGCGCGAACACAAAGGCCTACCGCATGCTCCGCAAAGACATGGAAGAGTGCAGTCCGGAGCCCGGCGCAATTGCAGCTGTTCTGCGTGGCGAAGCGCTTCTGCATGTCGGCACGGTGCTCCTCAGCGAGGGCCGCCTGAAGGTGCTGGACACAAATCCCGGCGGCGCATGCCTCCGGACAACTGGCGAGTTTGAAGCCGCTCACCCCAAGGTGGTCTATTACCGTGATCGAGTTCTATCCGAACAAGCTGAGTGACACGGCGCCCCTCGGCACCTGGAAGACCGACCGCCGCATGTCGATTGAGGAGTGGCTGAAGTCCCTGGCCCCTTCGTATGAGCGGCGGGAAAGCCCACCAATCAGCGTTGTCCTCAACGAGGAGGTTATCGAGCAGCATCTATGGCACAAGGTGAAGTTCAAGCCATCCGACTTGCTCCAGATCTACCGCGAGCCCAAGGGCACCGACCCATTCTCCATCACCTTCGCCTTGTTCAAAGGCGCCAAGGCGGTGCTGAAGTCGATCATGCCCAAGATGCCTGGCATGCCTTCCAGTGCCGGCACTCAGCAGGGCGACCCTCTGACGGAGGCCAGCGCCAAGGGCAACAAGGTTAAGCTGGGCGAGCCGGTTCGCCAGATCGCAGGTCACCAGCGGGTCTATCCGTCCTACCTGACCCAGCCCCGCCGGGCGCATGTCGCACCGCGTGACCAGCGCGTTGAAATGCTGCTCTACATCGGCGAGGGCGAGTACGACGTCCCGCTGGCCAAGGTCAAGGTGGGTGAGACCCCGCTGATCTCTCTGGGGTCAGACGCGACCTTCACCATCTACCCGCCAGGCGCTGATCTGTCAGCCGATCCGGCCCACATCAACTGGTTCAACGTGCCCGAGGTCGGGGCAAGCTCCAGCGGCTCGGCCGGCCTGGAACTGACCATGGCCACCGACCTCACCAGGTCGGCCACGGCTTCGGCGTACCAGTTCGTGAGCGATACGATCAGCGTGCCGTCCGGCTCTGGCCAGTTCCCGGCCGACTGGTCGAACGGAATCATCGTTCGTGTGCTGGCCCCATATACCTACACCGTCATTGACGGTGGGGCAGGGCGCGACATCGTGCGTGGTCCGCTGGACATGCTGAATCCAACGCCTGGGATGCTGATCGAGGTCGCGGGGGCGAATGCTGGCCTGTACGTCGTGCACAGCTACACGCCATACAGCCCAGCCGTGCCAGCCAACCCTGGCACCGCTTCGACGCTCACAGGTTCTGCGGCGCCCACCCGGTACGACTTCAACGTCACCCCGCTGAGCTTCACCTTGTTCCGTGGGGCGACCAGCTACCCGATCACGCTGAACACCGCGACTACCAACCTGTCCGGCCTGGTGTCGGCGCTTAATACGCAGTTCAGCGGTAAGCCGTTCCAGGCGCAAGTGAGCGGCAGTGTGCTGCGTATCGTCGAGCTGACGCCGTTCGCCGGCCAGGCCATCACCGCTACCGGTGCCTCCACCATCTTGGGGTCGGCGCCGGCAGGTGTCACCGGCACAGCCACCACCGGTGCAACCCCCGAGCAACCAGCCGAGATGACTCTGGACTACGACGGCGGCTCGCCAGTAGTCGGCCTGGCACTGGGTCAGGGCCTGGCAACCATAGGCCCGCGCGGCCTGCGGTACCGGATCACAGCATTCAGCACGAGCCTGCTTGAGGTTGAGCGTCTGACCGCATCTGGCTCAACTGACGCCAGTTGGCCCGGATTCAATTCGATGCAGACGGTCAACGGACTGATCACACTGGACGCTTCGAACCTGCAGGGCGGTTACCGCGGCCCGTTCGCCTGCTGCCCGGAGAACGAGAAGGTAACGATGCTGGAGTGGTCGGTGACCTACGCCAATGGCCTGGCCGGCATCGGAAGGGAAGGGCAGATTTACGAGATTCCTACCTACTACGTCTTCGAGTATCGGGACATGGACGTAGCCGGCGCCTGGACCGTCATTGAGCTGATGAAGACTGGCGGTTCTCTCGATGCCCAAGGCTTCACCGACCGGGTGACGTTGCCATACCCAATGCGCGCCGAGGCGAGGGTTCGCAAGTTGTACGTCGATCGGCCTGGCAGGATCAACGACGAAGCCCGTGACGATGCCACATGGACCGACTTGCGCGGGCGTATGCAGAACTCGCCAACGAGCTACTCAGGCCTGACGGTGATGACCTGCAACATTCGCGGCGGCGATCGGCTCTCGGCTCAGTCGGAGAGCCAGGTCAGCGTCGAGGCGACCCGCATTCTGCCACTGATGGAGGGCGGTACCGGTCCAAGCCGCGACATCGTGCCGTACTGCATTCACCAGCTGAAGCAGCGCGGATACACGGACGAGGACCTGGATCTGCCCGAGTGGCAGGCTTTCCACGAGATCTGCGTGGCCCGGGGCGACACCTACGACGAGACACTGGACGCGACCATCACCGTGAAGGACATGGTGAACAACGCCCTGGCGTGCGGATTCGGCGAGCTGGTTACGTTCCGTGGCTTGCTACGGCCTGTGCGGGACAGCGCCCGGGCAGCTTTCGACGTCACCTACGGCCCGAAGACCCAGACCTACTCGCCGCAGAACATGACCAAGATGCTCAAGATCAGCGGCGCCATGCCGTCGATCAACGACTTCGACGGCGTGGATGTGGAGTTCTTCTCCAGTACCAGCTGGGCATGGGAAACGGTCGAGTGCCGCTGGCCTGGGGACCTGGGCATCAAGGTCGAGAAGATCAAGATGCCCGGGATCAGCGACAGGACCAGAGCCTGGCGTATTGGCATGCGCCGCCGTGGCCACCAGAAGTTCCGGACCGATGTCTACACCTGGGAGACCGAGATGGACGGGAGCAACAGCGGCTACTTGAGCTTCGCAGCCGTTGCGGATGACGCTCCTAAACGATGCCAGAGCGCGATCCTGCTTGGGTTCGATGTGACTGGTTCCGGAACATTGCTGCAATCGTCCGAGCGGCTGGATTTCAGCGCCGGAGGTGAGCACCGAATAGGCATTCGGAAGCTGGACGGCACGCTGTCCGGGCCGTGGACCGCCAGTCAGGTGGATCCGTACACGGCGCGGGTCGATGCCCTCGATTTCACGCCGGTGGTCGACGGCCCACTGGAGCCGCCACACATCCTGTTCGGTCCGGCAGCACGCTGGGCCTACCCAACCCTGATCACCAGTTCCGACCCAGCCAACGGCAACGTCGCCATGAAGGGCATGCCCTACGACGCTCGCGTTTACACCTACGACGACCAATTCCCGCCGGCCTGACCGGAGCCCTTAATCGAGCATGCCCGCCACCGAGCGGGCTTTTTTATGCCCGGAGAATCTATGCGCTACAACACCGGAAACCCTGTAGGCCCGGACGGCTCGAGCAGCCCTTTCGACCTCAATGATAATGCTGGGGTGCTCGATCTACTGCTGAACGGGCCGCTTGGTGAGTACCTAAGCCGACTGTCGGTGCCGCTCAAGTCATGGGCCGGGTTACAGGCTGAATTTCTCGATCGGATTGTGGCGATGGGCAATCGCCACTATGCAACCACGGCGCTGATGAACGCTGACCTTTCGCCGCCAGCAGGCGTAATAGCCATCGTCACCAATGACCCCGCTGCTGAAAAGAGCGGATGGTATTACAAGGTTGGGGCGTCGAATACCGGCTCTTGGGAGTGGATTCCAAACCAGCCGGTGCTGGCATCTGACTACCAGGTGCTGCGCAATTCCGTAGATGTTTTGGAGGGGATTGCTGGGGATGCACCGACAGTGATGGTTGATGGGCGCCCAATGGCGCGGGCGAGTATGGGGAGTGACGGTTCAGTGCTTGATGCAGTAGGCCAGGATGGAGTCGCCTATCGGCAGGAAGCCGGCGGCTTGGTGCGGTCCGACCGAATGCTGACGCCATTGATGGCGCCCGGCGTAACGGTGCCCGGAATCGGAATGGCCTCGCTCATCTACCAGGATGATGCCACCGGCCGGGTTTTGGGTGGTATTACGGCGGCTGGAGTGTCGTTCTCCAACAAAAACGGCGTCTTGACTCTGGAGGCGCAGAAAAACTCTGCGTATTTAAAGTCGGGGAACCCTGTCTACGCCTACCGGACCGCCGATTCCACCATCGTGGATATCTGGGTAGCCGTCGGGCAGAGCCTGGCTGCCGGCGAGAACCCGGACACTTCCGACGCAACGGTATCTGGAACTCCTCAGCATGTTGGAGATGCGTTCACTTTCGCTCGCGGTGCTTCGGTCGGTTACACAGGATATAACTATCCACTCGATGGCTTGGGCGGCCTGCGTGAGGTTCCGTTCTCATACTCAGCTGCTGGCAACGTATGGGAGTCTGTAAGTAGCAGGTTCGGCTGGACCCTTCTGGACAAAATGGCAGCTTCGGGGGTGGGCAAACAGAAGGTCATGTGCTTCTCGGTTGGGCGAGGTGGCATGCCGTGGAAAGATCTCACCCGTGGCGGAGACTACTACTCGGTGTTCCTCAATGCGTTGAGCGCCGCGCGCGACCTTCTTTCTGCCCAGGGCCTTACCCCTCGACTACGAGGGCTCCTTGTCATCCATGGTGAAGCAGATACCGGTAACGGTACGGGTAGGCATAAATACCGGAAAATGCTCAATACCTGGCGTGTTTGGGCTCAAGAGGATGCGAAGACAATCTTCGGTCAGAACCAATGCGAAGTAGAAATGTTCGCCTCCCAGTGCTGCCAAGGGGATGGCGGGACAACGAAGTTCAAGCCAATGCCGATATCTTTGGCACAGCTTGATGCGGACAACTTCAACAACTACACCACCACAGTAGGGCCGATTTACTGGGTTCCAAGTGCTGCAGGAAACGTGACTCACCCAAGCGCAATCGGCTATGCGCGGATGGGGGAGATGTTTGCCGACGCAGTGTTCAAGAAGGCCTATTCCGGCCAGTCGTATGTCCCGATCTACATCACCGAGAGCATTTTCACTGACCAGACGCACATCAGACTTACCTACTCAGCCGATATTGCCATTGAGGCTGATGATTCGATCATCAACCTTTCCGCGCTAGGCGCTGGCAAAGGGTTCGACTTTACGGATGGCAGCGCATCTCCTCCGGCTATTTCAAGCGTAACGGTCGTCGGCGCTCGGGAGATTGAAATCACCCTCTCTGCAGCCCCTCTGGGGGCATTCGGCCGACTTTTCTATGCACATCGTCAGACGGCAGGATCTGTCTCTATGAGCCAGACAAGTTATCGCGGCGGCGTTCGCTCGCTCGCCCCATTCATGACCTCGACGGTCAATGGGGTAGATAACTACCACTGGGCCTGCCATCAAATTATCAACATCGGGGAGTATGTATGACCACCACCATCATCCGGGTAAAAACGTCCAGTGCACCGCCAGGTCTGCCTGTTATTTCCATCCCCGATATCGACTTCACAATCAACAACCTTCCAGGTCTTCTTGAGTGGTTCAGGGCAGACCAAGGCGTTTCGGGCAGTGGCGCAGCATTTCAGTGGGTTGGGAGAAAAGGCGGCGCAATCCTTACGCCGACCGGCGCGGTAAGCCCGACGCTGTCGAATGGGATAGGTGGTAAGGCCTCCCTGGGCATCTCCTCCACTGGCGGGGACATGTATGACGCCACGGCCAAAAACCTCTGGCCGGCATCCTCCGACTATACAATTTGTGTGGTTGCTACGGTTGCCTCAGGAACAAACGGGGTAATGGTGGGCACAGATAATGCCAACCACGCGCAGCTTCAAGGGCTTGCATCCACCAGCCAAATTGCAGCAAAGCATCAGCTCAGCGCATCGGCAAACACGATTGTTACAACCGAGGCCTTTATCGGTTCCCCGCATATTGTGACGCTGTCCTACGACTTCACGGCGAAAGCGCTCAGGCTTTTCATTGATGGCATTCTGGTGAGGTCTGCGTCAGCTGTTGCGGTGGAGGTTTTGCCAGGGCAGCTTCGGGTGGGGGCGGCCGCCCCAATAACATCACCGGCATTTGGCCGACTTGCTGGAGGACAGATCGCGGA